GCTGTTATCGCCGAAGTCTAGGGTGCCATCCTCTGAACGAATGGTGCCGCCGTTGACGAACAGGTCGCCTGTGACGGTTAGGTCGTTTCCAAGAGTAACGTCACCACTCCCGTCGAGGAACACCGCTTTCTCTGCTGGCTGCGTAACAAAGATGTCCCGCGAACCCGCTGACCAGTTGACTGCCGCATCGCTGTTGCTCGACTGTAGGATTGTCGTACGCGCAAGGGTCGTACCCGAAGCGGTGTACGTACCGATACCCACCTCAAAGTCCGTGCCGTCCGTACAGCAGTAGTACGTGGTGTTACCATTCCCGACAGCAGAAAACGACTCGAAACCAGTCTGTGCGCCAGCAAGTGTGTACGTGCCGGTGCCAGTGGTCGTAGTCGTTTCTTTTACGCGGTCAGCAAGGACAAGGGCCATACCTTATCCTCACTTACGCGATACGAATAACAGCGTTAGATGCGTCTGCAGTTGGGAACTCAATAGTCAAGTCACCAGCAGTAGCAGATACAGTACCGCCGAAGTCAATGACAGCAATAGCTGAGTTACTATTAGCTGTGTTGTAGATAATACAACCGTCAGCAGATACAGTAACGTCAGAGAACACTTCATCAGTAAAATCTACAATTGCTGTAGAACCAGACAACGAAATAGATGCACCATCAAGAACCTGACCACCTGCACTGTATCCAGTACCGGATGCTTCGTCGGAGTTGCCCGTTACGTCAGAATAGTTAGTGGTGCTGGCATTGTATGTGCCAGACGGGGATGCCTTGATCAGTGCCAGTTTGATTGAGTCTGTGTCAAGATCATGAAGACCACCAAGCAGTTCTGTCTTAAAGCTGTTACACATTGCAGTGGTAATAGCCATTTTTTTCTCCTGTTAGAAATCAGATAAATGAGAGGGCGGATTGATGAACGTAGGCCGCCCCCTCATATTAGTTAGGCGAGTGTATCGCGGTCTACTTCATCAGCAGTGCGTGGTGCGGTCATGTCTACAACGAGTGCGTAGACACGTGCCTTACCAGCAGTACCTGTACCAGTGACAGTTGAAACAACGTCAATGGTGTCGGCAGCAGTCGTACCTTGCGGCACGGCAGCTTCTGTGATGATGTCACCAACTGAACCAGCTTGCAGGTCAATTGCTGTCACAATGTCAGCAGACCCGATTGACAGGTCAGCAGTGTGAGCAGATGAACCAGCACATGCTTCAGTGATGACTGCACCAGCGGCAAGTACCATGCAGTTAGCAGGAATGCTAACGGCAGTTACAGTACCACTTGCGGTAGGAAGGGTTACTTCGGCTTCGTAAACACGAACACCTTTAGCAACGGTTTGTGAAAGAGTAGCCATTGTCTAATCCCCCCTTATACCAAGTTGTAGATGGCGTTGACAAGACCTTCAGGGCGAAGAATCTTGCGACCATACAGGTGCATACCACGAACAATGTCAGCGAAGCTGTCAGGGTCACGGTAGGTTTCAGTCTTGTTAATCTGCTCTGCAGTAGCAACAGCAGAATCGTGACCACCAACCATTACGCCGTAGTTAGAGGCGTTGGTGCCACCAGTGGTGGACGGACCAGTACCAATTACAGGCAGGTTGTTAGACACATACACACGGAAACCATGCAGGTTATTCAGTACCAGACCATTCTGCAGACCTGAACCACCGAAATCAGCATTAAACAGACGTGAATCTTCGTCCATGAGGATTTCTTTGAATACAGGGTCGATAACCAGCCAGCGGCCTTGCGTATCAACATTCTGCTGATCCAGCTTACGAGCCATACGAGCAACAATCTGCAGTGCGTTGGCATTACCTGAACCAACAGTTGCAGAGGTCGCGCCACCGGCACGTGGCTGAATACCAATAGATGAACCGGCTGAACCACCAAAGTCGTCAGCTTCCAGCTTCATTGAAGACAGGAGTTCATCTGAACCGGCAGTCGATACTGCCTTTGAACCGTTAACAGTTGTGTTAACAGTATCAGCTGCACCATGCAGTGCAGACTGGGTGTAACCTGACAAGTAGCCAAGAACGTCTTGGTCAAACTGGTCAGCAAGGCGGTAAGCAGCACGGTCACTTGCCAGAGACTGGAAGTTAACGTGGCTGTGCGCCTCTTCAATGTCGTCAACCTTAAATGCAAAGTAGTTAGCTTTGTCAATCGTCAGGCTGAAGTCTTCGTCGTCAAGGTCTTGTGCAGTGATTTGAGTGCCACGTGCATAAGCCTGAACAGAAATTTCGGGTTCCTTGATAATCTTAACGGAATCACCCATGTTTGCAATCTCACCGAAGTAATCGGAGTTCGAGATAGCTTCAGCAACAGCAGACTTGCGGAAGGCAAGCTGCACCTGTTTGCTGTAGATAACCGGGCTAAAATTGCCGTTAGGAAGATTACCATAACCACCAGCGGTAGTGAATGCCATGATTTTCTCCTAAAGTTATAGCATGTTACAGATGCAAACTCACAAGACTAATCAGAGGCTGATTCACAATGGGTGCGTCTAGTATTCAGTTGGCCAACCGAATGTTCAACGGGCCATGCTCGTCAGGTAATCCGTAAGACATTGTTGTTTGCTGATTAGCATAGGCAGGTAGCGAACCCGCCTACACTGTTGTTGGATATAGTTATACTCATATATAACTATTTGTCAACACTTTTTTATCGGGCTGATCCCGACACATCATAGATAAACTTTCCAGAACGGATAGCTTCCATGATCTCGTCTGACCGCTTTTCGTATTCTTGCGGTGACATCTTCTGAACTTGTGACTCACGCAGATAAGTAGATGCTTCATCTTCTTGCGGCTTGCTACGAGTGTTTTTAGTAGACACCGCTTTAGCTGCATCTTTATCTGTCTTGGGCTTTTTCTTTTCCATGCCCATGTCAGCCTTATACAAGTCAATTGCTCGTGCGGCAGAACGTGCGTCATTGTCGTTGTCGTACAACGCATCCTGTACCCACTTGGGCTGAGACTCTGCCCACTCGTGAAACTCATCGCTGTCACGAATTTCGTCAAAGTCAGGATGAATACGCATAAGTTCTGCTTCGGCTTTTTCTTTTGTAGCAGACAGTTGCATTTCGTCAATTGCTTTGATACGTTCTTCAAGGGCAGATGACTGCTCACGTGCCTTCTTCATTGCAATTGTTTCAACGATGGCTGCTACATCTGGATAATCTGCTGCCCACTGTTCGATGTCCTCATCGGACTTAGGCAGTTTCATTTCCTTCTTTGTAGCCTCAGAAAGCTGGCGTTTGAGTTCTGAAAGTTCTGTCTTGAACTCCTCTGCCTGTTTCTGCTGGTGCCTACGTAGATCAGAGTAACGCTTTTTGAAAGTCTTTTCCTCTGCGCTTGTAGGCTCTTCTTCTTCCTCTGGTTCAGCAGCTTCTTGTTCTACCTCACCTCGTTGTTCCTTGATCAGTTGCTCAAGTTCTTCTTCTTCCATCTTGCGTTTTTCTTCGTTAGTGTATTTACGATTTGCAAACGCTACTTTCTTTTGCGGCTGCATTTCTTCAGCCATGATTTCAGCATTCTCTGCCATTTAGTTTTACTCCAAGTTGGGGCCAACCGTAGCCACGTCGGGTGGGGGATAGGGTAGCCAACATATATGTGGACTATTTTTTAGAAGCTAGTCCACCTCGCTTCATCTTCTTTGCTTTGGGTTTTGGTTTAGATGCTAGGCCACCTTTATTTAAATCGTAACCCAAGTCTTCTTCTGTTCTAGTACCGAAATCCATTTGTACGTCCTCTATAAAGCTTGCTTCTTCTGCTTCCCTTACCGCTGTATCTATAATAGAGCCTCTAGTAAAGCCTGTACTTGGATTCACATTATCTTCCGTATTGCCAAAAGCCTGTTTTCGTTCTTCACTGCCAACTTCCATCTGTTGTGCTTTAGCAATTTTATTTTGGAGTGTGCCTTCTGTTTGGGCTTGACGTTTAGCTTCTTCGCCCATTTTTTCTGCTTGCTTCGCCATAAAGGATCGCTGACGTAGTCCTGTCTTTGCCTTTCCAAGACCAATTTCATCTAGTTTATTTTTGGCTTCTTTGGAATTTACACCAAAATCAGCTATAGTTTTTTTCAAGTCGTTGTAGTCCTGTCCTGAAACAGTAAATTCAATATCGTTTTGTTTAAAATTAACATTAACACCTTCTGGTACTTGGCCCTTAGTAAGCAAACTAGGAACCAGAGATGCTGCACCCATCATTCCGGGCAGTGTACCTTCTGGCATGTCAAAGGACACACCGTAAATTTCACCCGCTACACCAAGTCTACCCCCACCGGGGCCATACTTGGCCTCTTCTTCTCTGCGCTGTTGTTCTGAACTGTCACCTTCTTCACGTACTTGTGTTGTGCCAACAACTGGTTCAGGTATCACGGCTTCAGGCTCTTTGTATTCAGACAAAGGAATGAAACCTTCAGGTATCTGTACAGTAGGCTGACCATTTACAAATGTAAAGGTGCGCCTTTCTCCTGTAGCTGGATTAATGTACTGTATAGTTTCTGTTGCTGGCTTTGCTACAAACTGCTGGAATGCAGGTTGAGTTGCTGGTACTGGTGCTACAGGTACTTGTGCTTGTTGAGCAGGAGTATATGTAGGTGCCATAGGAATAGCCGGTGCCTGTGGTGCCGTAGGCTGCTGCATTTGTGGTTGTTGAGCAAACTGTGAAGGTGCCATACCAGAGATGCCAGTGTAACCCGGTACCCCAACTACCCCACCTTGAGCCATATTATACTCTTCTTCCTCGTCCATGTCAAGGTCATTTATGTCAAAAGGAATGTTATCAGGAAGTGTGGCTTCTTCGCTGTTGCCCATCTGGCCCATCTCATCCATCATGCGTAAACCCATTTTAGCTTCTTGTCGCATCTGCATCAGTTTCTCAAGA